ATAAAAAATTCTGAAAATAGAATTTATAGAGATGCAGATTCTGATGATAATAGATTTTATTCTACTTCGTCTTTAATTAATGGAAATAGATTTGTAACTATTCCTGAAGATTTAAGATTTATTAGATATGTTCAATTAACTAATTCTGCTGGAGAACAAACTTTTTTAGAAAAAAGAGATACTTCCTACATGGCAGAATATTACAACACACCCAGTACTTCTTCAGGTATTCCTAAATATTATGCTAATTGGGATGCAGAATTTTGGGTTGTTTCACCTACTCCAAACGCAACTTTTTCAATAACCCTAGCTTTTACCAAACAACCTCTTAGTTTAACCAATACAACACAGCCTACTGTAGCCCCAGCAGCTACAAATGGAACTTACACAAGTAATAAATATCAAGATTTACTTTTATATGGATGTCTGGTAGAAGCATATGGTTACTTGAAAGGTCCTCCAGATATGATACAATATTACGAAGGATCTTTTAAAAGAGCTTTACAATCGTATGCGATTGAACAGCAAGGTCGTAGACGTAGAGACGAATGGCAAGATGGTGCTATACGAACCCCTCTAAAATCTGAACCACCATCAAAATACTAGGAGATAATAATTATGGCAAATATAATACCGTTTTCATTTAGAGGAGAACTCTTTTCGGGAACACACAATTTTTCAAATGGAGGAGATAGTTTTAAAATAGCATTATACACATCTAATCCATATAGTACGTCAAGTACAGTATACTTAACTACAAATGAAGTAAGTGCTTCAGGTGGAAGTAATTATGTTGCAGCGGGAAAAGTTTTAGCTTCACAAGCAGTAGCAAGTGGAACTGCAGTAGCGTCTGTAGATTTTGCTGATTCAACAATTAATAGTGCTACTTTTACAGCAGCATTTGCAGCAATATACAACGATGCTAAAAGTGATAAATTATGTGTTGTATTAGATTTTGGAGGAAATAAAACTGCCACTAATGGTACGTTTTCAATTTCATTCCCTAATCCAAGTACCCCAGCTAATGCAATCATAAGTATGGCATAAGGATAAAATAAATGGCGTTACAAATAAACGACAGAGTAAAAGTAACAAGTACTACAACAGGCACAGGTGCGTTTACATTAGGCGCAGCTTCAAATGGATTTGTAGCTTTTGGAATATCAATTGGAAGTCTTAATACAACTTATTATACAATTGCTAATCAAGGTACTAACGAGTGGGAAGTAGGAGTTGGAACATTAAATAATAATAGTACAGTACTAACTAGAACTACACTTATCTCAAGTTCTAGTGTTGTAAATGCTCAATATGCAGTTGTTGATTTTTCATCAGGCACAAAAGATGTATTTTGTACATTACCGGCAAGTAAAGCAGTTTATTTAGATGCTGAGGGAAACACAGTTGGAGCAGCGGGAGCAGGTTTTGCCGTTGCAATGGCAATAGCATTATAGTATAAAGAAAAAGGAAAAAAATTATGGCACAAAATTTTAGAAGATTCGCAGTACAAGCAACCAATAGTGCAGGAACTGTATTTACATCAAACTCTTTTGATACTGTTATAGGTATTAGAATTGCAAACATTACAGCAGCAGCAATTACAATGTCTGTTTTTGTTTCTGTGGGTGGTTCTACTACAAGATACATAGTAAAAGATTTAAGTGTTCCACCAGCGAGTTCAGTTGAACTTGTTCAAGGTGGCGCTAAATTTGTAATGGAAAGTTCTGACGTATTAAAAGTACAATCAAGTGCTGCAAATTCAGCTGATGTATATGTTAGTGTTGTAGATTCGATTAGTACTTAACAACAAAGAAATTAATTATGAGTGATACATATCCAAGTGGAGTATACATAGGAAACAATCCTGGTTCTCAGGAGATCTATACTCATGCCGAAGTCATAGATAATATTTTAACAATTGAAAGTGCAGTTCTTGCAGGACCTGTAACTTTTGAAGCAACAGTAACTGTAACAGGAACCTTGGTAATAGTATAATGAGTAAATTAGAAGTCGATCAAATTGATCCGCAATCAGGAACAACATTAACTCTTGGTACTTCAGGAGATACAGTTTCTATACCTAGTGGAGTAAATTTAGCTGCAGGAGCAGTTTTAACAACACCAGTATTACAAGGTACATCTTCAACTGCAGGTTCAATATTATTTAAAGAAGACACAGATAACGGCACAAATTCAGTTACATTAAAAGGACCAGCGGCAACAGGAGATGTTACAGTAACTTTACCTGCCGCAACGGATACCTTAGTTGGAAAAGCTACAACAGATACTTTAACAAACAAAACAATAAACGGTTCACAATTAATTAATGCAACCATACCTCTTGCAAAATTAGCTGCGGGAACTGATGGTAATATAATTTCATATGATGCTAATGGAGCAATAGTTGCAGTAGCAACTGGAAGTGCAGCACAAGTATTAACAAGTGCAGGTGCAGGACAACCTCCAGCTTTTGCTAACGCAACCGTACCAGATAATGCAATCACTTTAGCAAAAATGGCTAGTGGTACAGATGGAAATTTAATTTCTTACGATGCAAGTGGTAACCCCGTTGCAGTTGCAACAGGAAATGCAACACAAGTTTTAACTTCAGCAGGTGCAGGTGCACCTCCAGTTTTTGCAGATGCTGGTGGTGGTGTAACTTTTAAAGAAGGTGGAACAAATTTTACAAACAGTTTATTAGTAGGTACAGACACAACAGGAACTTTAGATGCTGCAATAAAAAATGTTGGAGTAGGTACACTTGCATTATCAGCATTAACATCTGGAGATAAAAATGTAGCAGTTGGTTTTTGTTCTTTAAAACTTAATACAACAGGATCTAATAATACAGCAGTTGGATGTGGTTCTTTGAGAGAAAATACTTCTGGTTCTTGTAATGTAGCAATTGGTGAAAATGCTTTGATGGTTAATACAACAGGATTTAGAAATACAGCTGTTGGTTTGAATGCCATGTATGATCATACTACAGGCTCTTGTAATACAGCAGTTGGTCATACTGCTATGCAATATATGACATCTGGTAGTTGTAATGTAGCAATTGGAAATTCATCTTTATTTACTGTAACAACAGGAACACAAAATGTAGCAGTTGGTAAATCTGCACTTCTATTCGGTACTACTGGCTCTTGTAATGTAGGAGTAGGTTATGAAGCTGGAATGAATATTACAACAGGCACAAGAAGTACAGCACTTGGTTGGAAAGCACTTTGCACTCTTACAACAGGAGATGCCAATACAGCTGTTGGTAGAGAAGCTTTATCAAAAACAACAAATGGTAATAATACAGCAGTAGGTGCTGAAGCTATGGCAGCAAACACAACAGGAACAGGTGTTGCTATAGGAAGTGGTGCTTTACAAAATCAAACAACTGGTGAAAACAATACCATAGTTGGAACAGAAGCTGGAAAAGCTATAACAACAGGTCTTGATAATTTAGGATTTGGTAAAGATGCTATATGTAAAGTTACAATAGGTACTGAAAATATTGGTATTGGAAATTATGCACTTGATGCACAAGTTGATGGAGATCAAAATGTTGGTATTGGTCATGGAGCTTTAGGAAAAGCTACAAATAATAAAAATACAGCAATAGGTAGAACTGCATTAGATAATGTAACTTCTGGAGCTGGTAATGTGGCCGTTGGATTTAGTTCTGGAGCAGAGAGTTCTTGGCAAAATTTTACAACTGAAAGTAATAGAGCTGTATTTGGTCATAACGCTATTACTAATTCATACGTTAAAGTAGATTGGACAGTAGGATCTGACGTAAGAGATAAAAACAATATTGGAACTGTTCCTCATGGTTTAAATTTTGTTAATCAATTAAATCCTATTTCATATCAATTTAAAATTGATAGATCAAAAGAAGAAGTGCATGGACCAGTAAGATATGGATTTAAAGCACAAGATATTTTAACTTTAGAAGGTGATAATCCTGTTATTATAAACAACGATAATCCAAACTCTTTATTATATACTGATTCAAATTTAACACCTGTATTAGTTAAAGCTATACAAGAATTAAACGAAAAAATAAAAGTATTGGAATCTAAATGAGCGAAGTAAAAGTAAATAAAGTCAGCCCACGATCCGGCACTACCTTAACGATAGGAGATAGTGGCGATACTACTAACGTAGTTGGGACATTACAGAATAATGGTGCGGCATTAGTTGGCGATATTTCTTCAGTTGTAGCCGGTACAGGTTTATCTGGTGGTGGCACATCTGGTGCGGTAACTTTATCAATAGCAGATAATGGAGTAACTTTAGCTAAAATGGCTAGTGGTACAGACGGAAATATAATTTCATATGACGCTTCAGGTAATCCTGTAGCCATAGCAACAGGATCAGATGGTCAAGTTTTAACAAGTGCAGGAGCAGGAGCACAACCAGCTTTTGAAACTCCAGCAGGTGGAGTAACCTTCAAAGAAGGTGGAACAAATTTTGGAAACAGTTTATTAGTAGGTACAGATGGCACAGGAACTTTAAGTAATGCTTGTAACAATACTGGTGTTGGTGTGGGAGTATTAGCAGCAATTACTACTGCAGATGACAACGCAGCATTTGGTAAAGGAACTTTAGCAGCATTGACTACAGGTGCAGAAAATACTGGAATTGGTAAAGATTCTTTAATAACAAACACAACAGGTGCAAGAAATACAGCAGTTGGTGCAAGGTCTTTATTATCTCTTACAACAGCTTCTTTTAACACAGCAGTAGGTTTTGAATCTTTAAAAGCTAACACAACAGGTCATTCTAATACAGCTGTAGGTATATGTTCACTTGATGCTAATACAACAGGAATAAGAAACACAGCATTAGGTTCTGCAACTTTAAGTTCTAATACAGAAGGTGATGCTAATGTAGCAATAGGAAAAGATTCTATGTTTACTAACACTACAGGTGATTGTAATGTAGCAATAGGTTT